TTCTTGGCCATGGCTTTCTGACCCGCCTTGACCAGCTTGCGGCTGATGGCATCTTCCAGCCCGACATAGCTGATGAACTTGCCGGTGATGGAACGGTTACCCAGCAGCGAAAAACCGCCGAGGATGGTGCGGGCGTAGTAGCTCACACCGTAACGGTTGAGCAGGTCGCCTTCCGTGGAGGTGTCGAGGATGTTGTACTCGACCACGCGGGAAACGTCCTCGGCGAACGTCACCTGATTCCCCGGGCTTTCCCACTGCTTGACCTTGGCCAGCGCAGCGATCGCCAGGGACGACGGCGCGAGGAACACGTTTTTCTTCGCCGCCTTGGAGTACACCGACGGCATGTTGTGCACCAGCAGGCAACGGTCGAAACCAAGCTCGGCACCGCCCAGTTCGCCGCTGTAGGTCACCTGGTCGGCCACCGCCGCGTCCTTGCCATCCAGCACTACACGGGCCTTGATGCGCTTGCCGAAGGCCGCGAACTCACCCGCCACAGCCTTGGTACCGGTGAAGCCAGGGGCGCCGATGATGGTCAGGTCTTCCGGCACGCTGGCCAGTGCCGCCAGTCCCAGCTTGCGACCGGTGCCCGGCTCGTTGCCGCCGATCACATTGTTGAGGGTGTCCGCCGGAGTGGCGCCCTCCTCCACGATCACCACGTAGACCGGCACCTTGACCACTTTGAGGATCTGGTAGACCGCGTGGAACAGCGTGCCAGTCTCCGCGCCGGTAGGGTCCAGCAGCGCCTGGGTGGTGAAGCTGTTGATACGGAACGGCGCGTTTTTCGGGATCGACGCATGGGCATTCGGCGCGGTGCCGACCAGGCCGATCACATTGTCGCCAAGGCCACCCATGGCCTCGGGGGATTCGGTGGCATTCACGGTGATGCCGTTGTGCTCGAAGTTCAGAACCTCAGCCATGGTTAGTCAGCCTTCTGGGTAGTGGCCTTTTTGGCCGGGGTGGCGTTGAGGACGCTGGTCAGTTCCAGGCGGCCAGCGGTGCGCAGGGCGGATGCTTCGACGTCCAGCAGGTCCAGTTCCTCGCCGACGGTGGACCAATGGCCACCTCCGATTGGGAATGGGATGAGGACGGTGTAGTTTTGGCGGGCGTGCATGAGTGGGATTCTCCGAATGGAAAACGCCAAAGCCCCTACGGAAGGGGCTTTGGGAGGCGAAAAAAAACCGCTTTCGCGGAGGGTTACTTCAGGAAGTCCGGCTTAGGAGGCCATACAACGGTGTCGGGATCGCTCCCTTGATCTGGAATATCTCGCAGGCCCTGGCGATAGGCCAAGAACGCAGCTTTATTTTTATCCAACATCGGATAATCGGGCATCGCCGCATAATCACTGGCTGACAAATCCTGATCACGGGCGCTACGTATAACTTGCCACTTAATCAGTGGATGAAGTTCAGCAGGTACAAAAATGGGCTTCATGGTCTCTCCTTAGCTCAAAGCCAACATAGTTCCCCAGTCGCCTGGACTGGTAACAACACCCGTGCAGGCGCCTGCCAACATCACTTCGACAATACCCGAAGCAGAAGTCCGCATCGGATGAAGGTGATAATAGGCGCCAAACAGTTCACTGGGCGCAACAACTGTCGAGCACCAGCGCCACTTGCCTTTTTCTGCACCGACACTCCAGGCACCAGAAATTGAACCCTCCAGTACACGGACAAATGCACCCAATGTGATATAGGAGTTGAGCGGAACCGCCCCCGTTCCATTAGCAAGTGCGGTATCAACCGTATAAGGGAAAGCGAGCCAAGGACTGATGTCTGCGGTTGCCCACTTCAATTGCCACACGTTTAAAATCGTTCGAAAGTACTCGCTGGCTCTGATATTGAAGCCAGGAAACTGTTCGCGCACATCGGCCTGGACTTGCAGCAGAAAATCCACATCCGCCTGCGGACGGCCTGTAGCTTGAGAGGTGGTGGTGATAGAACGCAGTTTATTACAAGCCACCTCTCCATGAATTCCCCAGTTGTCGATCAACTTTCCATCGGCGCTGGGATACAAGTTGAAGTTTTTAGTCACCGCAAGCCTGGGCAAACGGCTTTTCAGATCCAAAAGCTGTGCATCGTAGGCACGCCGCGCCTCCGCTATCGCCTTATCAATCTCACCGACCTTGCCGGTGACTACATTGGTAAGACTATTCGCCGCACTGACGACGGCAGCCAATTGCTGTTCTGTACTCAAAATACGATCTCCTTATCTTTTCTGATTACTCAGTAAACTCTTATTGGCCATCACCAAAATACTTACGACTAAAAAGCACTACTCTTGCTCTCGAGTTTCATTACTCGAAATAAAAGCCCAACACCTCTGGCCATATTGTCAACACTGGCGGCAGACAGCGCCGCCAATTCATCGACCAGCAACACGTTAAGGTTTTCACTCCCCACCGTGATCGTTACGCTATCCGCCGGCAACGGCGAAATATCCAGCGTGAACTTCTGCAGTACTCGTGCGGCCGCCGCTTTATACGTCAACAACTTCCCCGCCACGGAATACACCGCCAGCAAAGTCCCACTGGCGAGGTAAAAACCAAACTCGCCAATCTCATACTCACCGTCGCCATCAAACAGTGCGGCCATCCTGAGTTGGCGGTCGCCCAGGTCTTCGTAATCCACAATGGCAACCCGCTGGCGCTCATCGCGCAAGGCCAGTTCGGTTCCGTCGGGGTTGTAGCGGCCGGTGCCTGCGCCGATATGGGTGATTTCGCCCTTCAATCCCTCGTTTTTTGCCTGCAGCACTTCATCCAAACCCTTGGAGGTGAAGCGCACCAAGCGCGTAATGTCATCTGTCATGGCTGCGCCCTGAGTTCGTAATCGTTAATGGTGTAGTGCTGGGCGACGCCTGCACTGCTTAGTCGAGCAATCAATGCCCATTCGGGTAGGGCACCTTGCAGGCTTAACTCGCTGTCACTGAACGGGGCATGAACAATTGCGGTCAAGGCAAGTTGACCTTGCGTCTCATGCACTACGGTGATCGTGGCCCGATCCCGCTCACTCTGAGCCGCATTGATACGGCGAATCAGCCGATTGTGATCACCACTGGACCAACTGCGCCCAATGATCGCCTGCACATCAAAGGTGTAAGGCACGCCCCATGGCCGCTGCTGATACCAGGCACTGATGTTGGGGGTGAAACCCAGCGACTCCACCGCATGGTTCAACGATTTCGGCGTGCCCGCCTGACGCTGGATCTGCCAGGACAAAGCTACGGTGAGGCGCTTTTCGGTTTCGCTGGCATCGGCGTCCCATTCGCTGACGCCCCGATCGGCGGCCAGGTAAGGAAGGAACTCGGCGGGGGTCTGCAGCGGGTTCATCAACGCAGGAAACGGCGGTATGACCCGGTCGAGCAATTTACCGAACCCCAGGTCCAAAGCCTTCTCCAGCGGTGAGCTGTTGGCGGGCAACAAACTCGCTTTGGGTTCACTCATAGCGTGCGCACCTCCACCTCGACGCCCGTGCAATACGGGGCCTGGAATGCCGTGCTGATGATCGGCGCCAGCGGCTCGAGGATCTGCAGCTGCGCGGCACCGGCGCTGTGGATCGCATAGTCGATCCAACTTGGGTCTACGCGGCCTTCCAGGCGATGGCAGGACTCTGCATAGCCTTGCAGCAATTTCTGCGCGGCGACTTGGGTGAGTCCGGAATCCGGACCGGCGTTGATCCTGGCCACCACGCGAATTTTGTAAGGCAGGATTTGCGCACCTTGGACGGTGACCAGGTCGGTCTCAGGCCGTACATCGGGCCGTGCGAAATGTCGACGTACGCCGTCAAGCAAATCGGCGGACGGCGTGCCATCTCCTTCCCTTGAAAGCACGGTGACCATCACTTCGCCAGGCGCCGTGCGCCGTCCGTTGCCATCCTTGACCCGGGCCGCATAGCCATCCGGATCGAAGGTGTAGCTGACGGTCACCACGCCCGGTGTGGCGCTTTGCACCTTGACCGACGGCCGCTCGCCGAGGGTGAAGACTTCGCGGCGATACTGCATCCGCGAACCCGCCGCCGGCGCATGGGGCGCCAGGTAATAGCGCAGGCGCGCGTCGTCGTCGCTTTCCAGGGTGGGTGGCACCGGTGGGAAAGCCGCCGGGTCGCCGGGGTCGAGCACTTGGCGCTCCAGGCCCATATCGGCCAGGCGTGCATCCAGGTTGCTGCCGGTGGCCCACCACGCCAGCATCTGCTTGATGCGGGCGTTGTATTTGCGTTCGTGGGTTTGCAGGCGTACGCAAAACGCTTCCAGGGCCAGGGTCAGCAGCTCGCTCTCGTTGTCGAGGCTGACCTTGAGTCTGGCCGCGCTCTGCGGCGCGCGGGTGGCGACGTAGTCGACGACAAACGCCTTGAATTCCGCCAGCAGCGATTCGAACTCATCGACCGCGATAATCGCCGGCTCCGCCAGTTGGTTCTGGCCTGGGATCAGCATGCTCATGTCACGACCTCGAAGGATTGTTGGCGGTTTTTCCAGGTGCCGGCAAAACGCAGCAATAACCCGGCGCCCTGGCGGGTGGCGACGATGACCTGGGGCTGGAAGTCGGCAATGCCGTTCTCGCTGTTGTAGAACGCTTGCGCGGCGTGGCTTTGGGCGAGGATCAACAGGTCATCGCCAAGGTTCTGGCCGAGCAGTTGCGGGATCATCGAGCCGTACAACGGGCGCTTCTGGCGAGTGCCCAAGGGGGTGGTCAGCGCTCGGGTGGCACGCTGTACGAATTGCAGCCAGTCATCGACGGCTGCCCCGGTGTTCCTATCGATTCCGATCATGGCAAATCCTTATGCGCGGCTGATCACGCGGCCCTGGTGATCCACCAGCGGGCCGCTCAAATGCACGCCGGCGGCATCCAGCGAGAGGCCGGTGGCGCCGAGTTGCAGGGTGATGCCCTGGGCACTCAGGATCAGGCTGGCAGCGCCGACCTTGATGTCGACCTGTTCGCGGGATCCGCTGAACGTGGTTGGGCCGTTAATCCAGTTGAAGGTGTGGCTGGCATCGTCGTAGTCGCTTTGGGTGCCATCCTGATGGCGCCGCCGGGTCAGCGAAGCCACGCTGGACACCGGTGGAAACAGACTACTGTTCAGTCCGAACAGTGCCACAGACTGCGTGCCCCCTTCCCCACCGCCGTAGTTGAGCAGCAGGCATTGTTCGCCCACCGATGGAATACGGGTTTCGGTCTGCGCACCGGCGCTGGGGTTGAAGAATCGAATCGCCGGGGTAAGCAACTCACCATGGCTGACCTTGCAGGTATTGCTGGCAGCGTCGACCTCCTGGCACACGCCAATGCGGCAGAAACTGTCCGCGCGTCGATACAGGTCTTCGAGCTGGGCTTCCATTTCCGCCAGGCGCTCGACAATCGGTCCCAGTTGCATGCGTAACAATGCGTCGAACATGGCCTACTCCTGCAGGGGCCGATATTGATCCGGATCGTCGATGTCCGAGACTTCCCAGGTGTGGGCAAACAGCGGTGTGCCGGTGGGATCTTCGAGCAACGACGGGCCGAGATAGAGGGTTTGGGTGAAGGACACAGTCCAGGTGTCGTAGTCCGTTTCGGCGCTGGCGAGCCCAGAGGGCGCCGCGACGACGGCCGTGGGTAAATCGCACTGGTCCGACGGCAGGCCCCAGCGGTTATCCAGGGCCAGGTCCATCAATTGGCTGGCCAGGTCGCACGCGTCAAAAGGCGCCGCCGCGCTGGCGACCGTAACCCTGAGTGATACCGACAAGGCATGCGCCTTGCGCCCTTCACGGGAACGCACGCCAGGGCCGTTGCGTTCCACGCTGATCAGCACGCCAGTGTGATCCCCGGCGCCGCCAACGTCCTGGTGGTTGCCTACCTGCAGTTGCGGGAAGGCATGCTTCAGCGCCCCCTCAATGGCTACAGGCAGTTGGGAGGGTTTTTCGATAAGTGTCATCAGTTGCGTCCTTGCAGCAGTTACTGCTGATCCGAGCGGGATGTGGGCGCTTCGTTGACCCCGATGCGCTTGGCCGCCCAGCGTTCATAAAGGCCGATGGCGACGTCTGCGCCGGCCATGGCCGTCAGGCAACCAATGGCGCCGGCGGTCCAGATCGACATGCCGGCGGCGTAGCACAGCATCAATGCCGAGACCCCGCAGACCATGCACGCCCCGGACCGCAGGGCCAGGCGCCGGAGCAGCGACCAACCGCGGGCGCCCTCCTTGTCGGCGCGCCACATTTCGCCGGATACACCGCCAATCAGCGCCAATACGATCACCAGCCAGATAGGCATTTCCGCTAACGCTTGCTGCTCGTTTGTCATGTCACGCCTCCTGGCTGAGCAATGCCGGCAACGCACCGGCTTTTGGGTAAATCCATGTTTAGGTAGGCATTCCAAAAAGCCCGGTTGCCCGGGCTTTTCAGTAATGCGGTCCAGCTTCGATCTTTCGGCGCTACTGGCGCGGTACGGATCTTTCCTCGATGTTTTTCCGACCACGATCCCTGTCTGCCGGATAACTGCTTCTGGTGCTTTACGCTGCACACCCGGGTCAGTTGCCAACCCTCTGAACCGTTATGAGGCCGGTTCATCGCTGCCTGTTCTTGAAGCGGT